AGACCCCGGCGCCGTCGCGCAACAGCCCGACGACCATCGGCATCCCGCTAGCGGCGTGCTCGATGGAACACATCGGGACCCCACCACCGTGAGCACGCGAAACGAGCACGCGGCCGAACGGCGTGTGATGAAGGTCGGGGTCGTCGTTGATGGCGGCGAGGTCCATTACTTCGCCTCGCCGGCGAGAGGGGGCGCCGCCTTGGTGACGACGGCCTTCGAGATGGCCTTCACCTTCGCCGCATTCTTCGCGCCGATGGCGCCCAGCTCGCGAACGACCATCTCGCTGACATCGAGAATGCGGTCGTCGATGTCGCTCGGGGTCGCGCGGATGAATGGGCCGAGGGCGTCGTTTGCTCCCTTGACGGCGGCGACGATTTGGCGACGGCGGGCCTCGTCCATGTGTGCGGCCCACAACGGCAGCACCAGGGGGCCAGCGATGAGCGCCAGCCCGCAAGCGGTGGCAAGGGCGGCGAGGATGACGGGAATCATGGCGAGGACGGCGGCGGGCATTGTGGGCCTCTCAACGTGGTCGGTTGCGGGCAGAGTTGGTCTCGTCGATGCGGTTCACGTCGGCGCGCAGGGCATCCAGCTTTGCGCCGATGCTTCCCAACTGCGTGAGCACCTGCGAGCGTTCGACGCTGGCGGCTTCGAGGACGTTTACCTTTTCGATGAGAATGATGGTGCTGTCTCTCACGTTGGTGATGCTGTGTGCGACGGCGAGCGAACCAGAAACGAGCACGGTGCCGAGTATCGCAACAAGCCACATCGGGACGGTGACGCCATTGGCAACGAGGTGAGTTGGTTGGTTCATTGGCGCTCCAAGAAAAGAACCGAGCCCCGTCGTCGTCAACGGGGCTCGGTTGGTTGCTCAGAGACCGGTGAGGCCGGTCATCACGCCGATGGCGCCGCGCTTGGCGCAGTACAGCTGATAGGAGCCGGTGAAGTCGGCATCCATCGACAGGGTCGTGCGGTTGGTCACGACAACCCCGCCCAACTCGGTCAGCTCCTCGGGGGCCATCTCCGACCAGACACCGAGCTTCGCGTGGTCCCGGTTGTGGAACACGACGATGGTCTGCGGGCAGTTCGGGTCAATCAACACCGGACGGCCAGCGAGGTCGAGGCCCGAGTTGCGCACGTCGCCATACTTGTCAGCACGCGCGCCGAGGGGCTGCGGGCGCTGGGCCGTCGGCTGAATCGTCATGCCGAACACGGCGCCCATGGCACCGGCCTGGATGCGGTGCGCGGCGGCGACCTGTGGCGACATCAGTGCATCGGTGAACTGCTCGCCCGAATACTGCGTGATGCGCGCGTCGAACTGCAGGGCAGCTTCGTGCGAGTAAGCCGCGCCGAGGGCGAGGGTCTGACCGACCCAGCCCGGCAGGTTGGCAGGAGCGATGCCGCCGAACGCCAACGCCGCGCCGCTGCCGGCGATGTCGTCGAACGAGTTCAGGCGCTTGCCCGCGATGGCCGTGGCGTTGCCGCCGAAGCCGGGGTACGTCCCGCGCAGCGACAAGATATCGTCGACGGCGACGGCAGTGGCACCGAGGGCCACCACGGCACCGGTCGCGGGGTTGATGACGTCATTGATGAACGTGACCGTACCGGCGACGTTAGCCGAGTTGGCACCGACGACGGCGGCGACCTTGTTCGTGCATCGGACCGTGTAGGAAAGAGCCAGCGACGTGTCGACGAAGTTATACGACGCGCCGGGGATAAACAGTGAGACGTCCAAGAACGGAATCGACACCGTGGAATCGGCAGCGGTGCCGGACCAGGTGGCGACGGCCTGGGGGACGACGGCGCCGGCGTACAGACCGCGGCCGATGTGACGGGCAACGCTCTTCGCCGAGGCGTCGAGCTTGGCGTCAAGCATCTTGGTCAGCTCGCGGTCGGCGAGCTTGGCCAGCGCGGCCTGCTTGCCCAGGCTGACGCGGGTGGTGACCATGGTGGGGATGAAGCGGGCCTTCACCGGGGTCGTGGTCTGACCGTTGGGGCGGTTGTCGAAATCGGACGCGTAGGTGGTCGCGGGCGACTCACCGACGTCGGCGGTAACGGTGAGTTCCTCGCCGTCCTGTTCGACTTTCTCAAGCACACCGCTGCCGATGAGCGGGGACATGCTGTTGATGGTGGTGACGAAACGCTCGGGACCGAACTCGGCAATGATGCCGCTGATGCTGGCGACTGTGACGTTTGCGAGAGCCATGTGAGAACCTCAGAGAAGTGGTTTCTCGTCGTCAGGATTGACGGCGAGCGTCAAGGAAATCGAGCATTCCCCTGGCGTTGTTTGCGAAACGACCAGTCCCGCCGGATGCTCCCCCGGGCGCCCTTGCCCCAACGGGGGCGTTGCTGACGACGGGGGCGGACTGGCGAGGGGCGTAGCCAAGGGCCTCCAGGCGCTTGACCTCCCGCTCGTGAATCAATCGCGCGGCCTCGCCGGCGCTGAGGTCATGGCGCGCCTTCATGGCGGCGATGACGTCGGCGCGATTGGCGAGACGATGCGTGGCCAACGCGCTCTCGATTTGCGTCGAGAGGCGCGCTTTGATTTGCTCGCGTTCGGCTTCCATCACGAAGTTCTGTTGCATCTCGCGCAACTTCGCTTCGTGTTCTTGGGCGAGGGCGTCGGCGCGCTCCTTCGCTCTCTGCGACAACCTGACGTCAGCAAGCTCCTCGTCACGGGGGTCGTACTGTACACCCTCTCGCAGCTGCTGTCGGAGGCGTTCGTTTTCCTCCTGCAGGAGCTGCGCAGCTGTACTGTACCGCTGATTCTCGTGAGCGAGCCGAGCCGATTCCTCTCGCGCCGCCTTCACATTGTCGCTGAGTTTGCCGATGCGGGCTTTGAACGCTGCCATGGGGACAACGTCGGCCTGTTTGCGTTCGTCTGGTGCGTCCTCGCCCTCAGTGGCGGGGGCTGCATCATTACCCGGTGACGACTCCGGTGAATCACCCGATGAAGCAGGTTGACCGGCGGGTGAGCCCGGGGCCTGGGGGGTTGCAGCGGCTGCAGCGGCGCGTTTGGCGGCGATGCTGGCCAGCATGCGGGATTGCGTGGACGCCGGGGCCTGTGGGGCTCCGGTCTCCGTGGTGTCGGTGGGCGAGGCCGAGGAGGCGCCCGAATCAGCCGTTGATGCGGCAGAGGTGTTAGACATGCTATGTAAGTAGCACTGTACCCGGTTATGTGCAACGATGCCGCATCAGGAGGCCACATGGCGCGACGATTGACCCCAGAGGATTTGGCGTTGACTGCGGCCGAGAAACGTGCCGCGCAGGTGCAGGCCGAGGGCGGCGCCGGCAATCGAGCCATCGGCAGCGGTGTCGGGAACGTGCTCGGCGCGGGCCTCGGGGCTCTTGGTTTCCTCGTGCCTGGTGCTGGGGCTGTCCTCGGTCCTGCGGCGATGGCGGCGGGCTCGCAGCTCGGCGGTGTCCTCGGCGGCATGGCGGCCGATTCCCTCAGTGAGGGCGACCTCGAAGAAGCAGACGACACCATCGCCGAGGGTGAGATGGAACGTCAGAAGAAGCTCGCGCGCTACAAGCTGCGGCAAGATGCGCTGAACGCGCTGATGAGCGAGGACTGAGATGGCCGACCTCCCGCTGACGTCGTCGATTCTCGAAGATTTCATGAAGCACAAGCGCCAAGGGGAACGCATCGCGCTTCCCTATCGGCAGCTCGGTGAGCTGTGCGAGATGTTCGTGGGCGGGCGTCAATGGGGCGTCTACAGCGGGCAGCGTCGACAGGTGATGAAGGATGCGTGGTTCGACGACGAGAATGTCCCGCGTTCGCACATCAACGTCTGCCAAGGGCTGATGACGACCTTCTCGTCGCTGCTGAACAAGGACCGCCGCAGCGCCCTCGCGACGGCGTCGACACCCGACGACCCCGAGGACATTTACAACACGGAAATCACGAACCGCGTCATTGACTACATCGCGCAGGAACAGAAGACGGCGAGCAAGATTCACCAGGCCGTTCAGTATGCGTTTCAGGACGGCACGGCCGGCGTGAAGGTGTGGCCTGACGAGGTGCGCGGCGAGGTTCGCTGGGCCCGTCTCACCATCCACGATTATTGGATTGACCCCGTCGAGGACTGGCATGACGCCAAGTGGGTCATTTTCGAGAATCACTACGGCGAGGATGAAGTTGCGGCGATGTGGGAGGCCGGCGGGATTGCGGGCCTTCCTCCCGAGGAGACCGAATACGTCAATGCGGCCGGCGAGACGGTGTGCGGAATCGTCGGGTACGAGTATTGGGTGAGGCCTTCGAGGAAGTTCCCCGAGGGCGTCTTCGCCGTCATCATCGGCACCGTCATCGTTGTTCGTAAAGCGTACCCGCTTATCATCAACACCGAGGGCGACCGCAAGGAATCGCTTCTTCCCCTGTCGTTGATGAAGATTCGTTTCCGTCGTGATAGCGCCTACGGAATCACTCCCCTCGCCGACGTCATCAACCTTCAACGGCTGCTGAACGAGACGCACGCGCGCACTATCAAGGTGATGCGACTGGTGACGAACCCGCAAATTGCGATGCCGAAGCCGCTCGCAGACTCCATCGACATCACGCGAACGAACACCATCGACTATGACCCCAAGATGGACGACGCGCGGTCGAAGATCTTCGCCGTCGAGCTGGGCGCGGTGGGCCTTGACCTGTACAAGCTGCGCGACGATGCGAAGGCCTTCATGTTCGACGTCGTCGGACTCAACGAGGTGACCAGCGGCGGCGCTGCCCCGACGCTAAGCGGGCGCGCAATCGAGGCGTATTACGAGCTGGACGCGCAGAAGAACAGCGACGCGCTGAAGTCGCTCGAAGATATGGTTTTGGACGCTTGGCGCTTGTGCCTTGCCATCATCCAGCTCTTCTACCCGACGCCTCGTGTCGCCGAGATAACGCGCATGGATGCGGCCGACGTCTTCACCTTCACCGGCGCCGATGTGCAAGGCAAAAACATCAGGCTGGAATCGGCGAGCGAGTTGGAACGCCGCACCGATGTGCGCGTCGGGAAAGCCGTTGAGAATGCGCAGGCCGGCGTCGGCGGGGCGCAGGACATCGCGACGGCGCAGAAGTCTGCCCCGAACGCCGTTGCAAAGCAGGCGGCCGACCTCGCGGTGCGCACCTACCTCGCAGCGGGTGACGTCGACATCAACGTCAACGACTACAGCATACCGGCGCTGCGTGAGAGCATCGCCCGGGCGAAGTCGCGGGCCATCGCGCAGGGCAGGAAGAGCGATTTCGTCGACCTGGTGTTGCTCGAAAACATCATCAGCGACCAGATTGAGGGCAGCGAGCCAGACACCGGCGAGAACTCGCCGACGATGCCCGAAGAACAACCAACGCAGCCCGAGGGCTGAGGAGCAACCATGGCAACGTCTCTCGTCAATCGCGCAGGGTTCGGCATCTTCATCAACGCGGGCGCCGTTTACGACGGTAGCGCCCTCCTCGGGACGACACCGGTCAAGGTCACGCTCCCCGACGTCACCGGCAACGGTGGCCTTCCCTCATATGTCCTGATTCGCGTCGTGAACCCGAACGCGGCGGGGGTGGTGCTCGCAACGAGGATTGTTCCCCGTGGTGCAGCTGCCCCGACGTTCGATGCGACGTTCGCCGCAACGGGCGGGCGCCATGTGCTGCCCGGCCACGTCGACCAGTTCATCCTGAACTCGACGACGGAACTGTATATTGTCGCGAGCGCTGCAGCTTCCTCGTGGGCCGTCCAATCGCAACACGTCCACTGAACGGCGCCCCCTCGGCCTTCATCATCAACCGGAGCGCATCACATGGCTATCCCTCGCCCTGACACTCGCCGACAACCACCGAAGCTCCCCCCGCAGATGCGCCCCTTCGACGACCTCGACGGGTTGGCGGCGGCGAGGATGCCCGCAAAGCCGAGCACGGAGCGGCCGGCTGGTGCGACGCAGGCGCCGAAGGCCATCGACGGGACTCGCAGCGACAAGCGGGAGGACGAGCGCCGGCGGGCCGACCAGCAGGCCCAGGCCGAGCAGGCCGAGGCGGCGGGGCAGGGCGGGGGCGTGCAATACACCGGCGGGAAGGCCGACTTCAAAGATGCGCGCGACAAGCAGATGGAAGCGGCGCTGAAGGCGAAGGAGGGCGACGACGGCATGGACGAGCTGGCGCGCGCACGGCAGGCGGCGGCGCAGGAAATCGACGCGCGCAACGCGCAGGCCGCGATGGACCAGCGCTCCCGCGCCGGTCTCGGTGGCCTCGGGTTGTCGGGTGCTGCATCGGCGGCCGAGGGTGACCTTGCGCGGCAACAGGCGCGGACCAAGATTCTCACCATGCAGGAGTTCGACCAGGCCGCCGAGGATGCGAAGTTCACCGACATCCAACGGCGCGCAGCTCTCGACGACCTCGAAGACGCGGCCGACATCGACTACGACGGCGACGGCTTGATTGCTGGGCAGACCGAAGGCGACCGCAAGCGGGACCAAGAACTGCAGTCGGTCATCCCCGACGAGGCCGACGAGTACGTCGCAGGCAACAAAGCCAGCGCCGAGGAGATCACCGCGGCCGAGTTCAGGTTGCTGCCCGCAGGCGGGACAGCCACACCGGAAGCGGACGGATACCTGTACATCATCACCAACGAGACCCCCCGTCGGTTTCTCAAGGTCAAAGCCAGCGCAATCGGAGCAGGAAGGTCGGACTGAACCATGCTCATCAATCGCGCCACAATCCGCCGACAGCTCGCCGGGGAACCTCCCGAGGACCTCGGCTCACCCGAGGCACGCGCCGGCGCCCTGGACGAGCTGGGGGCCGTCGACGCAATCCCAGCGGGCCCGGGTCTGCCACCACCGGAGACCAGGGCGCTGCAGGGCAGGGCCTCGCCGATGTCTCAACAGGCGCGCACCGGACGGGCGAGCCTGCTCGGTGACCGCTGATGGTTCGCGCATTTGGCCCGAACGTCGACCGCATCGTTCGACGGGCGACCATCGTCTACAGCGCCGATGACATCCGGCGAAACATCACGCTGCGATTGCAGGACGGGCAGCCATGCGTGCTCGAGCTGGGCGACGACATCGTCGTCACGTCGGGCTTCACTATCCCGGCCGGGCTGCGGGCCTTCAGCATCGACGGGGCGCAGCGGTATAGGTTCCTCGTCGACGGCGTGGTCCCGTTCCTGTTCTATGCGAAGGGTGCCGAACTCAACAACGGATGCCCCGTTGATATCGTCAACGTCGAGGTGCTCGTCAAAAGCGGTGCAACGCTGACGACGGTCGTCATTGCTGAGCAGTTCAGCGCAGCTTTCGCGTCAACGGAAATCGTTCCCTACGTTCGGTTCGTGAACCTCGTCGTCGACGCATCGGCGGGAACCTGTACCAACCTCGTCGGGCATGGTTCGTTCGTGTCGCTGGGAACGCGCAACGCGCGGCTGTTTGCGCAGAACCTCTACCTTTACTCGGTCGACAACGTCTTCGCCGTCGACGACAACAGCGCTCGCTGGGCAATGTCATCCATCGACGGACTGCTGCTGATTACCGGCCCAGGTGGAAGCACCATCGGCGCGGGCGCAGCGTCGGCGGACATCGAGGGCACGATAATGAACGTGCTCGGCGACAACGTCTCTATCAGCGTCGGGGATAACTCCCGGGTCGCCTTCATCTCGTGCGACACGAGCGATTACGTCGGCAACAGCGGTCCAAACACGCTGCTTCGAGTGCGCGGATATTCAGTGCGCACCCTCGGGCCCAACGAGGTCGACCTCGACAACCTTGGCGGCGGTGGTGGTGCCCCGACGAACGCCACATATGTGACCCTGTCGACCGATGCGACGCTGACACAGGAGCGGGTGCTGACGGCGGGCTCGGGTATTTCCATCGTCGACGGTGGCGCGGGGTCGACGGTCACCATCTCGGCCAGCGGTGGGGGTGCATCGCTCACGGCGGCAACCATCACGGTGCCGTTCGGGCTGCAGGCACGGGCGGTGAGCGTTGTCGACGCTGGCGCCACGGCGCTGAGCAAGGTCATCGTCGCCTGGGGCAACACGGTGAACACCGATGAGAATCAACCATCAGCTTCGAACGTCACCTTTTCCGCCGTCGGCGCTGCCGGCAGCGTGGCGATAACGGTCAGCTCCAACAACAGTGACAACGTCGGCGGGGCGTATAAAGTTCTCTACATCCTCGGGTGAAACATGACGCAGCTCTTCGACGTTCGCGGGAATCCATTCAACGGCTCGCTCGATACCATCACCAACGAGACCATCACCGACGCACGCGCGGCGACGGCGGTGCTCGGGATACTAAACGCCGAGGCGTTGCTTGACCTGAATGGAAAGGCCGTCGTCGCCGTCGACCTTCGCAGCGCGGCGTTCACCGGTACCGTCGTCTTCGAGGGCACCATCGACGGGGTGAACTATTTCGGCCTGACGGCAATCATCGGCACGGCAACGGTGGGGCTTATTGCTGGCGCTGGCGTCGTCAACACGCAGGCCATCGTCGGCGTGTCTGGCTTTCGCCGCTTTCGCGTTCGCGTCTCGGCGTACACGTCGGGAACGCTCACGGTGGCGCAGCGGGCGTCGTCGTCCGACTACGCTATTCTCGCCTCGCCAGTCCCTGCGCACCTGGGCGCAACTATCACAGGGGCGGTGAACACTGCCGTGACGCTGACCATCCCAGGCGTTGCAGGCGCCTTTCACTACATCACGCGATTGCACATCAAGCGTTTCTTCGTGACCGCTGGTCTCGGCGCAGCGACGCCGACCATCGTGACGACGACGAACCTGCCGGGCACGTTGGCATTTTCGTTCGGAACCTCGGGCGCCATTGGCCAAACCATCGAGGAAATCTTGCAGCCACACCACCCCATCAAGGCATCGGCGGCGGGGTCGAATACGACCATCGTCTGTCCCGCAGGCACCGACACTATCTGGCGCGTCTCGGCGCAATACCTCCTGGGCGGTTGAACCATGAGCACTATCAGCCTGCGGAACTTCGAGCGGCACAACATCGTCAACGACAACGGGCGACTGTCGACGCGGCGGGGGTTTGTGATTTCGGTGGCGTCGTCGTCGTTTGGAGTGACGAACGGCGAGTTCGTGGGCGGGTTCTCGGTGTTGGTCCCGTCGTCATCAGAGATGGAGCACTACCTGTTCGTCCAAGACGGCGAGACGGGACTCGTCACCATGGTCGTCACGGACGAGGAATGGATTGAGCGCTATCGCCTCGCCCTCGGGGCGCATCCCGACCAGCCGGTCTTCTCGCATGCGATGGTGAACAACCAGCTGATGATAAACGCGCCGTCGATGTCGGCGCCGTTGTACGGGTTGCCCGGCGGTGGGGCGATGCCTGCGGTGTCGACACCATCGAGGAACCCCGACACCACGGTCATCGATGTGCCGCCGGGGCATATCTGCTCGTTCGGTGACCGGATGCCGATTGCGCAGGGGTCCATCGTCTACTTCAATGACCCCACCCTCGACCCTCGAACCTACGTCGGGAGCAACAACATCCCGCTGCCGGCGACGGTTCACGCCATCACGCAGGGGCCCGACGGCGCCCTGTGGATGTTCACGCCGGCCGGGGCGTATTCGATGGCGGCCGACGCCCTCGGGCAGGGGCAGAGTGTCGCCGGGTTCATCTCGCTGGTCCCGCAGGTGCTCACCTCTCGCCCTGGTGGTGCCTGTTCCACGCCGTTCGGTGTCGT